CGCGCATTTTAGCGGGGTTGAGCATGTCGCTCCCAAACATACTGATACTTGAGGAAAACGACCTTACGGCCATGACCTTGGCCAGCATAAAGCAATATGCGCCAGATGCTTTAGTTACGGTGGTTGCCTCAAATGGCGCTGGCAGCAGGTTTAGAACCGCTTTGCGCGCAACTAAAATTAGCCATCCGACTAAAAATACCTATTCGCATTTGACTGGGGGTGGTATATCAAGTAATAATTACCCGACGTTATGCTTAGTAAGTGGGGCGCTCTTAAGCGCACAGATAATAAATATGCCACCAATGGCCACATTGATGCGATATAATATTTGTTTGAGCAGGCAGTATGTATTTGTAGATCACCCCGCCCATAGCCACATCTACGGGCTTATGGGGGTAGCGGCTAACAAAGCGGTTATGGATAGCTCAGTATTTGTTATCAACCCCAGCGAATGGGGGGCTATACCCGCCAGTGATGCAGGGGTCTTAGGGGGGCTTAAACGTATAACTATGCCTAGGGTAATGAACCATAAGGCCGATGTTGGCATAAAAGCGGTTAGTGCATGGGGTGCACTACAGTACGGGATGTTAGGTCATGGGGCTGCCATTAATAATTACGTTGCCCATTATTTGCGGGGGCAGGCCACACCCAACGAAATGTACGCTTACCCGTTGGAACTAGCATTACCGCATATAGAAGATTTAGCACCACAGTTTAAGGATAGGGTTTGGCGCTTAGGGAAAAGGGCCAATGTAGTGGCAGGGAGGTTACGACACGGGTTACAAGGTTTTTTTAAATAATAGGGGCAATATAATGGAAAATGTACACGAAACACTGCACAACGAGCTGACTTACCTTTCCATGGTAAACAATTTACTAGAAAACAATGTGGAAAGTGTTTTTGGTGGAAGCGACTGCAAAGCTTGTTTAGGGGTGCAAGCGGGGTTCGACTTGGGTAAAAGCTTCCCGTCTTTAGTGAGTCGGGATGTTGATATAGCTGTTGCTATGGCTGGGGCCAACGACATTTTAAAAACCAACAAAAAAGCATTGACGCTGCTTATGGCCCAGTGCAAAGCGGGGCCAGATGGCTCGCATGCGACTACCCTTATAAAGCACCCACAAGTCAACGGCCTGCAAATACTAATACGGGACAATTTTCTTGATGTAAACGTACAACTGGCGGGCGCAGATGTGTTAAACGATGTGCCTAGCTTAATGTCTACTTTGGGCATTCTTACGCTGGTGTTTGCCGCACATAACAATTGCCAGCCGCAGCATTTAAGCATGCAGTTTTCCAGCATTTGGGTTGCAAGCGACCAAGTAAGTGGCGCTAAGGTTATGCTTAATACAGAAATCAGCCCTCCCGCTGTTATGTCCTTGCGCACTGAGGCGGCAACAACGCTTAAGCCTATATCGCTGCGCGATATAACCATGACTAGCTGGGCAGATTACGGCGGCTAACTACTTAGAGGTAAACGGGCATGATTACTTTTGCCACAGAAACAACAATAAGTGATGCAGAGTTTGACCGCATATATGCTGAGTCATTAGTGGGCGTGGAAAACGGCTGGCCTTGGAATTGGTGGCCAGATGCAACCACTGCGGAACAAAAAAAGGCGTTTATACGTAATGAATATGACCTTTTCCTTGGCGCTAACTCAGACAACGTGACCGGCTCTTTGGTCTTTTCGATCCGTGATGCTGACAGATTAATTGGTTTATTTGCGGCCACCCTAAGCAATGGCGATATGGAGGTTCACCTTAGCCTGTTTGGTTTAGATACCAGCGCATCTAAAGCATGGGCATACGGCAACGAGCAGTCGATACAGGCGCGTAATAGTTTTTGGGAAAGCTTAGGGGTTAATGGGTGGGTATTTGCCATACCAGACTTACCCTCTGACCTTAAGGCATACATTACCAACACCAGCGGCACGTTAATGGGCGTTGTGGCCAACAGCCAAACTACCACAAATGATACACCCCCCGCATTAATTGAAGCCAGAAATACCCCTGCAACCTACGGCATGGTGCACGTTGAACTAGCAGCCGCAGCCTAACGGCATATCACACATGGTATACCCCAAATAGAGCGTATTCATTTACGCTTTTTTGGCACTACCTATATAATGCTGCCTTATGCATATATACCCAGAGGCAACAGTGACTTTCGTAATTTTCTTTATCCTTACCGCATTAGCTTTGGTCGCATTCGATGACCTGCAAGCACGATAGTTGGTGACCAAACGCTAATTTAGCCGTAATATTGGTAGTGCCAATAGCACTATTTAGGTTTAAATATGCCAACAGCTTTAGATAAATCAATTAGGCCAGTAGCCGCAAACTTAATAAAACAGTTTGGCGCTTTGGTTACTTTTGAGCAAACAAAAGCAGCCAGCTATGACGTTACAACCGGTGATGTATCAGCATCTACGGGGCGTACTGACGCGCGCGCTATTGTAAAGAGCAGCAACCGCCGCCACCCCACTTCTGGCGAAAGCATGCAAGAAAAGCGTTTTACATTTGCTGCATCTGACTTGGGCTTTGAACCTACTGAGGGCATGTCCCTAGTGTTGGATAAAAAGCGTTACCGTGCAGTTGAGGTAAAGGCTACTTACAGCGGTGAGCAGGCAGCCACATACACGGTTATATGCCATAGGGCAGGCAACTAATGGCATTACCCCTTGCACTGCTACGCGCTGCTGGCATGGTCGGCAAGGGCAGCAAGGGCGGCAAACAATCGCTTGGGCTGGAGTTTAAAACCAATGCCGCAGAGTTTCGCAACGACCTTGAAAAAGCAGCCAAAGCCATAGAGGCCGATGTTGAGCAGATTGTACGGCTGACTGCTGCCAAGATTGAGGAAAAGGTGGTGCAGCGCACCCCAGTAGATACAGGGCGTGCCCGCGCAAGCTGGAATATGAGCGAAGAAAGCATTGACGGTAGCGTAAAGCCAGAAGGTAACTATGGCGCACCGCCAGCAACAGCCGTTGGCGCACTATCTGGCAAAAAAGTAATTTATATAAGTAACAACCTAGACTATATCGTGCCCTTAGAATATGGCCACAGTGGCCAAGCACCCCAAGGCATGGCAGCCATTGCACTAGCAGAAGTCATGGCCGAACTAAAAGCATTGGGTTTAAAGTAAAACCCCTTGGCTAATTAAGACTAAAGCCAACCAAGCCCCGCACAAATAACCCTTTTAACACCATAAATTGTTGGTGACTGCAAACACATCCCGATATATTATAGAAACTGATGGTAATAGCGCCGATGGCACTATTGGTGTGGAAAGGTGTATGAGTTTTAGTGATGAACGTATAGCAATCGAAAAGCGGCTAGATGATCGGTGGTCAACCACGCCCATTGCTTTTGAGAACGTTCCGTTTACTGCGCCCGAAGACGGCCTATATGTCGCTTTAGACATTATAGCTGGCGAAGGCATACAGCAAGACATCAACAGCAACCCCCGCCATCGATACGTGGGCATTATCCAAGTAAGGGTAAACGTTCCAGCCCACCAAGGCAGTGCAACTGCGCGCACCTACGCAGACACCATTGCTGGTTTTTTTAGAAGCCAAACTTTTGCACATGGTAATAGCGGTGACATTGTTTGCCGCACGCCATCAATAGACGTTCTGGGCATAACAGATGGCCAGTACACATTAGCAATTCGCATTCCATATTACAGGGATGCCATTTTTTGAAGCTTAGGAGCCAAAAATGACTGATACGAATCGCGTCTCCCTGTATGTTTTGCCAGAAACAACTTGGGGCACCACACCCGCAGCGGGCAACTTTGAAGAACTACGTTATACCGGCGAAAGCTTGGTCTTTAACGTTGAAACAGCCAGCAGCAGCCAAATACGCAGTGACCGCAACGTCAGCGATGTTGTGCGTACACAAGCCAGCACCAGTGGCGATGTGCAATTTGAACTTAGCTACGGCAGCTTTGACACCCTACTTGAAGGGCTAATGATGGGTTCTTGGGCCACCGATGTGCTCAAAAACGGTACTACCCTTAAAAGCTTCAGCATCGAAAAGTATTTTGAAGGCCTTAACAAATACCACACCTTTAAGGGCTTACGTGTATCTAGCATGTCCTTGGACTTAGGTGCTGGCGACATGGTTACAGGTAGCTTTGCTTTTCTTGGTAAGGGCATTGCAACTGGCACCAGCAGCGCAAGCACTGGCACACCTACAGCAGCTAACAGCAACAGCATATTTAACGCAGTTGACAACGTTACTGTCCTTAAAGAAGGCGGCAGCACCTACAGCGACAAGGTAATGAGCCTTAGCCTAAGTGTGGAAAACAACCTGCGCGCCAACCAATCCGTTGGAAGCCTAGAGGCAACCCGTATTGGTTTTGGCCAGTTTAATGTTAGCGGCAGCATGTCGGTTTACTTCCAGAACCAAGGCGTGTTTGACAAGTTTGTTAACGGCACTGATAGCAGCATCGAGTTTACATTAAGCGATGGCACCAACAGCTACAACGTGCTTATCCCCAAGGTTGAATACACGGCTGCCAATGTTACGGCTGGCGGCGCAAACAGCGATGTAATGGCTGAAGTTGAGTTTACAGCCAAGTATGACGCAACCAACGACTGCACGTTAAAGATAACGCGATAACCCGAAAATTAGGAGGGGCATTATGGATTTAGGACAACTGCGTACTAACCCGCAGGCACAAGAAGATGGTGTGTGGGTTGAAATTGGTGAAGGTGCAAGCCTGCTTATTGGCCGCATGAACAACAGAAAGTATGCCAAGAAATTAACGGCACTACTTAAGCCATTTGAACGGCAAGTGCAGATGGGCACCTTAGCTGATGACAAAGCCGAAGACTTGCTGGCAGAAGCATACAGCTTTGGCATTTTGCTGGATTGGAAGGGCATAGAGTTTGAGGGCAAGGCCGTCAAGTACAGCCGCGCAAAAGCTAAGCAGCTACTGCTTGACCCTACGCTTAAGGATTTCCGTCAATTAGTTGAAGACTTAGCAGGTCAGCAAAAACTTTACCGCGACGAGGCGATAGAGGAAGACGCAAAAAACTAACACTGTGGATGGATTGGCAGTGCGAATGGGGCCAATACCTTCCACAGATATTAAGTAAGCACAAACAAGGGGATGACTTACCCGCGTTTGTGGAGCGTATGCCCGTGTTGCCCGATTCCCTGCACTGGGTACGGGATGCTTTTTCAACACTGGCTGCCAGTAGGAATATTGGCATGGCCGCTGGGCCAATACCGCTTAGCGAGATAGAGGCATACGTGCGGCTTTTTGGCCTAGTTGATGATGATTTAGAACGTTTCGTTCACCTTATTTACGCTATGGATGGGGCATGGCTTAAGTGGGCTAACAAGAAGAAAGGCTAATTGATGTTAAATATTGCCAAGATCGTATTGTCAGTTGACCCCACCAAGGCAATAGCTGGCATGAACAAGGTGCAGCGTGGCATTAAAGGGCTACAGCAGCGCGTTTTCAGCTTGCAGGGCGCATTTGCTGCGCTTGGTGGTGCAATCGTATTGCATCAAATAAAAGACGCTACGCTGGCAATGGAGCGCCTTGGCATTGCTATGAAAGCTAGTGCGGGTAGCGCAAAAACAGCCCACGATGACCTAAAATTTCTTGAGCGCCAAACCAAACGTTTAAGCCTTGGCTTTATGGCCACCTCTGGGGCATACCAAAAGTTTAGGGCCGCAGCATCAGCCAGTTCACTTACCCTTGAAGAACAGCGCGAAATATTCCTTGGTGTAGCGGAAGCTGCATCGGCATTGCGCCTTAGTGACCAAGATACAGAGGGTGCACTGCGCGCTATTGAACAAATGGTATCCAAAGGCAAGGTAAGTTCAGAGGAATTGCGCCAGCAGTTGGGTGAGCGTCTTCCCGGAGCGGTTTTGCTTGCTTCGCAAGCCATGGATATGTCTGAGCGCGACTTTAACAAGCTGTTGGAAACCGGAAAGATCATGGCCACCGACATGCTGCCCAAGCTTGCAGGGGTATTGCGGGGTAAGTTTGGCAAGGCCGCAGAGGAAGCCGGTAAAACAGCCGCAGCGGCATTTACGCGCGCCGATAACGAAATGCTACGGCTTAAAGACAACCTCGGTAAAAGCGGCATTATTAGCGCCATGGCAGCTATTAAAGAAGCCATCATTAGCTCGTTTGCCAGTGCAACAGAAGGTGCCAAGGGTACCGGCGATGGACTAATGCAATTTGCTAAGGCAGCCATTTTGTTTGCGGGTGCCCTGTTCGATACGTTTAAGCCTGTAATAGCCATTGTTGCTGTTATTGGCAAAAGCGTAATGAATGTTATTGAGGCATTTATGGAGGGCTTTGCAGCACTGCCCCCTATCGTGCGCCAAATGGGCTTGTTTGGGGCTATTTTCTTGGGGCCAATGGGTAGGGTTGCATTCCTTGCTGTTACCACTGCTATGGGCTTAATGGACGAGTTTATGGCTTTGCTGGGCAGGGTTGCAGGCAAGCTGGCGGGCTTTGTGCAAAAGGCGGCTAAAACCATGCCTGAAGCACTTGGCGGCGGCAAGGACGGCATGTTTCAAGGCATGGCTGACGGCCTTAAAGGGTTTGCCGATGAACAAGCAAACCGTACCAAAACAGGTAAAAGCTATGAGCAAGACTTTGCCGCGTTTGGTAGGCAAGAAGACCCCCAGCACTTACTAACTAACAAGATGGTTTTTGACCCTGTTGGCAGCCTGATGGATGGCATGGGCATGGGCATGGGTAGCGGCGCAGAAATGGCTGAGGGGATAGTCGCAAAAATGAATGGCACGTTTAACGCCATCGAGGATGCTGCTGCCGCAACAGGCGAAAACGTAGGTGAAAACATTAAGAAAGGCATACAAAAAACAGCATTTGATGCAGGTGCTGAGCGTTACTTTAGTGACTTGGAGTTAAACGCCATAAGCTTTGCCGATGTTACTGAAAACGCCTTTAAGGGCATGGAAGATGCGCTTACCAGTTTTGTGACTACAGGCAAGATGGATTTTAAAGGGCTAATTGACAGCATGATTGCTGACCTTGCCAAGCTAATGGTGCAGCAGTACCTAATGTTGCCCCTTAAGGCGGCGCTAGGTTTTGCTAACGGCGGCATTATGACTAGCAATGGTTCTATGCCACTAAAAGCATATAGCCGTGGCGGTATAGCTAACAGCCCACAGCTTGCAATGTTTGGTGAGGGCAGCAGGCCAGAAGCCTACGTGCCCCTGCCAGATGGCCGCACTATCCCTGTCACCATGCAAGGCGGTGGCGGTGGCGGCGTAAACACAACCATAAATGTATCCGTTAATAACGAGGGCGGCAGCAGCGGTGAAAACGACCAGATGCTTGCAACCACCATTGCCAACGTTATCGACAAAAAGATTGGTGAGCGCCTTAGCCAAGCAGTAAGCAACGGCGGGATGCTTAACCCTAAAGGCATGGGCGCGGGGGCGTTTTAAATGACTGTACAAACATTTCCAAGCATTGCCCCGTCTACGGGTAGTGATGAAAAACGCTCATACAATGTACGTAAAACCAATTTTGGTGATGGCTACCAGCAAAGGGTGGCTGACGGCCTTAACAGCGCGCGTACAGTGTGGAACCTATCATTCCAAGGGCTTACCACTACTGATGCTAACACCGTTGAGGCGTTTATAGAGGCCCGTGGTGGGCATGAAAGTTTTTACTGGACACCGCCAAATGGATCGCAAGGCAGGTGGGTTTGTGAGGGGCTAAACCGTGTTGAGGAGGGCAATGCACATGCAAGCATTTCGGTGCAGTTTGTGCAAAGTTTTGATCTATGAGTTTTGAGCAAGATATACAGCAGCTTGACGTTGGCGAACTTGTCATGCTGTTTGAAATTGACTTGGCACCGCTTGGCAGTGCAACCATTTACCGGTTTTGCCCTAGCAATAAGGGGACTGGCAGCGTGTACTTTGACAACAACGAATACGTAAACATGCCCATTGCTGCGGAAGGTTTTGAGCGCAACGGGAATGGCCCAGCGCCAAAGCCAAAGCTACGCATAAGCAATATTAGCCGGTACCTGCATGCAGCCTTAGAGGCTAATGATGACCTGCTAGGTGCGCGTGTAACCCGCATCGTTACACTGTCCGAATACCTAGATGGGGGCAGTGAAGCCAGCAGCGTTGGCATGTTCCCCAAGGATATATTTGTTATTGACCGCAAGGCAGTACACAACAACATTTACGTTGAGTGGGAGTTGGCAAGTAGTCTAGACCAATCTGGTACCAAACTGCCGCAGCGTATGGCGCTACGCAATATATGCACACACCGTTATAGGGTTGCTGGCGGCAGTGGCGGGTTTACGTATACCAATGCCACATGCCCTTATACCGGTAGCAATTGCTTTAACCAAAACAACGAAAGCACAACAGCAGCCAACGATAAGTGCGGCAAAACCCTAAGCGCATGCAGGGCACGGTTTGGTGATGATGCGGAGTTACCGGCGCGGTTTTTCCCCGCCGTCAACAGGAGCCGCTACTAATGCTGACCAATGCGCAGCGCACGGCTGCTATGAAGCATGCAGAGGATGATTACCCGCACGAAAGCTGCGGCTTAATTGTTGGTGGCCGCTATAAGCGTGTGCCCAACAGCCATAAAAAGCCCGATACAGATTTTAAGATGGATGGTGATTACTGGCTTAAGTGGGGCACCCCTACCGCCGTGGTACACAGCCACCCCAACGGCCCTAGATGGCCTAGTGCGGCTGATATGCAGTCCCAAGTAGAAACGGCAGTGCCGTGGTACATCGTTTACGTAACCGAGGATGGCGCGGTTGATATAGCCAGTTGGGGCGACAGCCTACCTATACCCGAATTAATTGGCCGTCAGTTTATGCACGGCACAAGTGACTGTTACAGCCTTATACGTGATTACTACCGTGTAGAACGCGGTGTGACCATCCCCGAATACCCTAGAGATGATGAATGGTGGGGTGATGGCAAAGACTTATATAGCAAAGGTTTTAAAAAAGCTGGGTTCAAACAAGTACCTACCGAAAGCATGCAAGCAGGTGACGTACTACTGGCAAAAGTTAGAAGCCCAGTCCTCAACCATGGGGGCGTTTATATCGGGGATGATCTTTTGCTCCATCATCTACCTAATCGTTTAAGCCGCCGCGAACCCGTAGGCCCATGGCTTAAGTACGTGGAACTGTGCGTGCGGTATACAGGCAAAGGGGGCAAAGATGCTACGTAAAGTATATTTACACGGTGCCCTTGGTGCCGAGTGGGGCAAGGTGCATGAGTTTGATGTGTCTAATTTCCAGCAGGTAATAAGCGCCCTAAAAGCTAATTTTGGCTCAGAAATATTGCAAAGCATTATGCAGTTTGACTATGACCTGCGGTTTAAGCGCAAGAACGGCAAGCCAATAGGCGAAGAAATGCTTAGGTTTAATTACCCAGCGGGTGCGTTCCACGTTATACCCGTGCCACAAGGCAGTAAGCGTGGCGGCATTGGTAAAATTATTGCGGCCATTGCATTAACGTATCTGGCCTTTCAAACAGGTGGCGCAAGCCTTGGTGCCACGGAAGCGGCGGCGGCTGGTGCCGAGGGGGCTGCTGCGGCTAACACAGCGTTTTCAGCAACAGTTACCGTGGGTGGGCACACAGCTAACCAGTTTTTGCTTACAACGGCGGTTATGACCGGCCTGCAAGGCATAAGTATGGCACTTAGCCCCACCCCAAGCTTTGACAACGAAGCAAAAGAGACAAACCAAAGCTTTTTATTTAGCGGCCCCGTTAACGTTACTGGTGAGGGCCAGACTATCCCCGTCGTATATGGCCAGCACCGCGTGGGTAGTGTTGTGGTAAGTGCAGGTATCGAATCGGTAGATGAATACCCATACGGCTATGCGATGGGCGACATATATAGTTTTAGCGGTTTTTACGGGTAATAGGGCGTACTGATGGCAGGAATAACAGGCAGAAAAAAAGGCGCTGGCAGTGGCCGCGTAGCCCGCGAGGCACCTAACACGCTTAAAAGCAGGCAGGTTGCCCGCGTGATAGACGTAATCAGCGAAGGTGAAATCGAGGGCTTAGTAAACGGGTCAAAAAGTGTTTATTTTGATGATACGCCTGCCGAAAACGCTGACGGCACCACAAATTTTAACGGCATTAATTACGAGGTCAAGTTTGGCGAGCCAGACCAGACTGCGCTAAAGGAATGGCGCGGCCAAGAGGCAGTTGTAAGCGTTGGCGCAGAGGCAAAATTCAACAGCCCAGTAACCCGACAGATAACCGACACTGATTGTGACTTTATTGATGTTGCGCTGCGCCTACCTACCTTAACCCTGCAAGACAATGAAACCGGTGACCTTAACGGTAACTCCGTGCGCATAAAATGGGAGGTTGCGGTTGGCAGTGGTGCATTCCAAACTGTGCACGACACAACGATAAGGGGTAAATGTGTTGCGCCGTATATACGCACCTTCCAGATAGACTTGCGCGCCCTAAGTGCGACAGGCCCATACAATGTGCGCCTTACCCGCGTAGATGCTGATGCCACAGAAACGCGCGATCAACGCACCACGTTTTTCGACAGCTACACCAAGGTAACGCAAGCTAAAATTAAGTATAACGATAGCGCCTTAATGGGTGTAAAGGTTGATGCCAAGCAGTTTGGCACCAAGGTACCAACGCGGTCTTACGAAATAAAAGGCATAAAAATATCGGTGCCCGTTAACTACAACCAAGGCACCCGTTTATACACTGGCGTTTGGAATGGCCTGTTTAAAACCGTTTACAGCAACAACCCCGCTTGGTGTATTTATGACCTTATCTCTAACAAGCGGTACGGCCTTGGCGATTACATAGACGAAGCAGCACTAGATAAATATGCGTTTTACGAGGTTGCCAAATACTGCGACCAGCTAGTGCCTAAAGGCGCAGCGCCCATAACAAGCGCAAATGCACTAACGGCAGTTGGGACTACTAGCTATGTAATCACCGTGCATTACCCTGCACACGGCCTTACAGTAGGTGATGGGGTACTGCTAACAGGCGGCACAGCAGGGCGCGGGTTTACTGCTGCCCAAATTAACAACGTTGCCCACACCGTACAGGGCGTAGTTGATGCCGATAATTTTACAATTAACTTTTTCCAGCAACCCACAAGCAGCGGCACCTTTGGCGGCAGCAGCTTACAACTTAAGCTCTTAGAGCCACGGTTTACCATGAACGCGGTTATATCAAGCCGCCAAGAAGCTTTTGCTGTGCTGCAAACCATGGCCAGCTTGTTCCACGGTATGCTTTACTTTGGCGCTGGTGTTTTAGTACCAGCAATAGATAAAGCAAAAGACCCCGTAAAATTAGTGTCGCCCGCAAACGTAAAGGATGGCATTTTTACCTACGGGGGCACCAACCTTAAAAGCCGCCACAGTATTTGCATGGCGCGGTGGAACGACCCTAAAAATGATTACCGGCCTGCTGTTGAAACCTACGAAGACCTAGACCTGCGGGAAAGGTTTGGCTACCGCACACTTGAGATTGCAGCGTTTGGTTGCACAAGCCGTGGCCAAGCCCGTAGGCATGCAAAGTGGACACTGGAAACCGAAAAGTTAGGCGAAACGGTTACATATACTGCGGGTGTTGACCATGGTGACTTAAACCCTGCTGACATAATTAGCATAAGCGACCCCGTTTACAGCGGTACCCGCTGGGGTGGCCGTATAACAGCCGTAAATGCCGCCAGAACCCAAGTTACACTAGATGATGGCATAACCTCAGCCTTTAATTTAAGCGCCAAGACATACACCATATCAGCCGTTTTGTCTGACGGCTCAATACAAGAGCGCACCATTAGCGCAGTCGCAACAGTAAGCGGTAAAACGCGGGTAACTGTTAGCGCGGCGTTTGCCAGCGGTATAGAAATTGGCGCAATGTTTGTAGTACATGGCGATGCTGAAGAACGGCTTTGGCAGGTGCTTAATGTAAGCCAAAAAGACAACGAATTTGACGTTGTTGCTGTACGCCACGACCCCAATAAGTTTGCCACCGTTGACGATATTGGGTACATAGACGGTGATGACGATGCCTATATTGATGTGCCTACACTTGATAGCGCAGCGGGTTCCCTTAGCGTAGTAGCGCGGGAATACAACTACATTGCAAGCGGCACCTTAAAAAGCCGCGTTATGGTTAGCTGGCAGGTAAGCAGTAGCCCGTTGGTGACAGGTTACCAAGTCTTTATGACTAACAACGCTGGCACATACGACACCTTTGAAACAACCACCA